TGCACTACGATTTTACAAACTATTTCTGTAAAGCAAAATAAACCAAAATTATGTATCAATTGTAAATATTTTATGCCAAATAATGATAATAGTGAATTTAGTAAGTGTACTCTTTTTCCAAAAGAAGAAGGCAAAATTAATTTTTTAGTTAATGGCATCAATGTAGATGAATACTATTATTGTTCTACATCAAGAATTAGTGATAGCAAGTGTGGCGAAGAAGGGAAATATTACAAAAAGAAAATAGGCAAAAAATACATGTATAACAAAAACGAAACTTCTGATAAAGGCATCAAATGAGGTTCGAATCCCACTACTATGGAGTGAATTGCTACCCCCTATCGATTCCCACTATTAGACGGAATCGGAAAATATTTGATAAACCATATCATGCATATCGCCACAAAAAAGAAAATGAAAATATATCCTAATATTTCTTGTCCAATAGATAAAGGTAATTGTGTATGAATAGTGGTATTTATCATATATACAACATATATGATAAATCGAGAACAACGAAATACGGCCCTGCAATATATCATCATAATCCTCCTATTTTTCCTCATGGCCATATTTTTCTATATTAAACTCTGGTACCCTTTCTGGAATGGCCAACCCGTATATCATATATATGACTATTGGCGAGTCTTTTATCGAGAACCTAGAATAATACGCCCCGAATATCCCAGCATTACTAAATACTGCAATTTCGCCGACTGTACCACTATTGCATATCAGGACGCGACCCCACAGCAAATCCAAGAATGCGTAGATATTTTACAAACCCAATATTTGAGAACCGACGACGGGGTTTTCGTGTTCAATGATAACACAATGGATTCCTATATGACAGGACACGTGCATTCGTCTTATATATCGGTCTATTTAGAACCCTATTACCCTACGAAAGACCCTTTGAATAAAGTTCTCCAAATACGCGCCCTAATGACCTCGCGTAGCATAAAAATCCGCGGCGAAATCCCCGTTTATTATTGGGATTTTATTTGTAGTAATCGAGAACTTCCTATCAAGAGAACATATGAACTCATACAAACACATAACTATAGGACAAGAATCATGAATCCTGATATCCAGGTAGGGTTTTTCAAACGGATAGGTAAAGAAACCGAGGATTATGCGGTCGTGCCTACGACAAGGTTCTCGATTATATCATATAGAATCATTCCCTCTTTATCCCCTCCGCCTATGCCGAAATACCATTTAGTGGTGGATATAAACCGGACGAATATCGGGGATGTTCTCGAATTCTTGGAACACGAGAAAAACAAATATGGATTCTGGGCGATAACGGATATGGGGAATTTAGAGGGACTTATCCTTACAGGAGTCTTATATGGATATATGATATTGGTCCGTGGACAAATCCGCGGGGTTTATTTCTTCCGAGATAGCCGGATTTTCTTGGAACAAGATGAGGGGGTCGGAGGTCCACTCTTGGAATTGGTGGCGTCGATGGATGATACACGTTCTCCGCAAATATTCTACGACGGATTTTTACATGCGGTCTTTTTGCTAACTAAACAATATCCAATCTATAAGACATTTTCGATAGATAGTTTGGGGGATAATCAGATAATCGAGAACCTTTATCCTTTGGAGGAATATATAACGGAGACACAAGGGGCATATTACTTTTATAATTATTTCTATAGGACGATTACGAGTTCTCTGTGTTTTATCCTTTTATAATTCCTTATTACACCATTTTCGTGAAAAAATGAATTAAAAAATAAAGAATAAAGAATAAATAAAGCAATGATAAAGACGATTGGTTATACAGCATTAAGTATTCCAACCGGATTTTATTGGACAACAATTATAGATTACTTTCACTATAGATTTTATAGAACTCATATTTCTCAAGGGTGTAAATATAGTATATTACTATTTATTGTATGTGGGGGATTCTTATATGGTTATACTGGTAATGATTTGGTGACAAATATAATAAATTGGTATTCTATGTGATAAAAATTTATTGTATTATTTACTACTACTAGTATCCATTTTTTAGGGAACCCCCTGAATTTTTACTATTTGACGTCTTATTTGGCATATTCTTTCATGTTCATGATGGAAGTGATTTTGTTTCAAGTTTTCGAAGTAATTTTTTTTTCCAGTGTGACAGTGATTTTGTTCGCCGGTGTGACAGTGATTTTGTTCGCCGGTGTGACAGTGATTTTGTTCGCCGGTGTGGCAGTGATTTTGTTCGCCGGTGTGACAGTGATTGTTTTGACAGTGATTGTTGTAACAGTGATTGTTGTGATAGTGATTGTCTCAATTGTTCGATTGACAATAATCCATTTCCCATACATTTTAATGCATCCGATATGAGTGGAACTATTTCCAATATATATTCTTTACTATAATGAATATCTCTATCATCAACTGCTACTTCACTATCATTAACCTTCATTTTTTTACCCTCGGTTCCTTCAATATACTGACTCTTGCGTTTATTAACACTTGATGCGGCATGTGGTGGCTGTTTTTGTGGAGTAGTAGGAAGATATTCTATTAACGAATGCGGCTTTCCGATATTTTGTTTTTTCGTTGAATTAACATATTCTTTTTGACTGCGAGGTCTTTTAATGTTAATGTTACCTCCATTTGTTACACTTTTTGAAAACTCAAATATCATATAGATGAATGCAGCAATACAAATTGCTCCTACAAATATTTTTTCAATTTTTTGTGTATCATCTATTATTTGTTGTTTTTCGTCTGTCGATTTCTTCATAGTTTCGGATACTTGTTTCGCCACTTGTTTTTTTCCAGTATTATAATCCAATAACGATAATGTATGATGTTTACTTTCCTCGATAGTAAATTTCAATTTCAATAAATAATCAATATAGTTATCACTCCATGTTATAGATGTATTCAATTTATTTCTTATATCACCTACATTCCCAGTTTCATCATTCACTTTTAAAGATGCATCTATAAGACGTTTAACTCTCAATTTTGTAAGTTTTATCGCTCTTTGTCTTGAATCATGTAATGCTCTAACATATTTAGCAACTTGAAGAGTAGTTATACTATCGTCTATTATCCAATTATACTTTTGACAATTAGTAAAAAAGTTAAATTCTTTGTATTCTCCTTTATAATAAAGTCCCATATCATAAATAAACTTTAAACAATTTTTTAGTGAATTTAATAGTTCATCTAGTTCATCTAGTTCATCTAGTTGATAATTAATAAATTCATCATACAAAACTTCAAATTTATCTCTTTGTTCTATATTCATTTCGAACGATCTTTCAAAATCGAATATCCATGCCCTTTGGTTATCTGCCCATTGTGTAAGTTTATCGCCATTTGAAACGAAATAGTTTGGATAATTTAACGATACAGAAATATTCCTCATATGATGGTCTCCGTGTATAAATCCAGAAATAGCTAAAGATAGTAATTCAAATATAGCAATCGATAAAAGTTGTTCTACATGAACATTATATGGAACATCGTATAATTTGCGTAATTCTTGGATAACGCCATCTATGCCTGCAGATTCCATTACAATAAATCCTAATTCACCATTTATTTGTTTTGTTTCGTTACACATAATTTGAAATATTGTTTTATCATCTGCATTTAACATTTTCTGTTTAATTAATGCCCCAAATACCTCCGTATCTTGTTTTGTATCTGTAAATAATACTGTAGGGGATACAGGTTCCAAGTAATTATTTGTACCACTTACAATTCGATTATACATTTCCACTTCTCTTAAAAATTTTAGCCTAGTCATAGTGCTAATATATTTATCACTCTCTTCATGACTCTTTTTATCACCCTTTACTTTAATCCTTTTTTTAATTCCAATAATGACAAATTTAACAATAATCACATTGATCCTCTGTGCAAATGTATTATTACGAAATCCTACATATGGACTTATCACGGTTTCAGCCGGTTGAAATATACATTTAAACACAACACCAGTTCCTCCCCAACTCAAAAATTTTATCATTGAATGTCGAATAAAAAATTCAAATGCATCATTATTTGTTTTCAATTCTTCCCCTTTTTCATTTTTTGAACCCACGTAAAATATAGCTCCTCCATTTTGCATTATAGCATATGTATCGAAATTTTTTATTGCACCCCATATTGATAACAACAAATAGAAAAAACATAAGAAAAAACATAAAAAAACATAAAAATTTTTTTTCGCGCGGCTTCGCCGCGCTCTATAGTCATATAGATAAATATTCTATATGACTCTTCCCCCCAACAGACTCATCTAATATATTTCCCTCCTCGAGAAAAACTATCCACAATGAAAATGATAAAAACACCTAAAAATGCATATAGGATAAATTCCTCCGTAATATTCGCCGTTTTCTCCGCCTCCATGTTCTCCAACATATGTATCATATAGTTGATTTTTTCCAGCATTCTATCGCCACCCCCTACAGTGGGCGCCTGCGGATTATATAAGCCCGGACGATATTTCACATTCGTAGGGTCGTATGTATTCTGATAATTACTATAGGATGATTGGGCGGGGTCCTTTGATAAAAACCGGCTCTGTGTTGCATCATTCTGGAAAGCGGGTCTCGGAAACTGTAGTGGATTTGGCAATTGACTAATGGGTTCATCTGCTTCGATAATCGGGTCGCTGCGAACCTGTATGACCGGATTCGGCGGTGGTGTGAAATTGGCTAGTCCATCGCCTGCGTTATCTGCTGCCGTTATTTTATTCAAAAGGTCATTCACTTTTTGTGCGCGGTTTTCTTGTCCATCATCTAAAGTAGCTGGTTGTAAAATATTATATTTAGCCGTATCAGATACATATTCGTCTGCATATTCTGGGTTATTATTATAGGATGAATATTCGGTAGCGGTGGAAGAATTATCACCGTTAGTTGTTGCAGGTTTTTTAATGGTTTTTCGCATGGTCGGCACTCTTTTTCTAGATGAATTTATCGAATTATCACTATTTGACCATGGTGATGCATATGAAAGTAGTGACATTAATAAAAATACTTTAAAAACTGCATAGAAAATTATTTGATATGATTTGACCAAATCTGGTCGAGAATAATATAGATTCTCTTGTAAAATCTGGTCGAGAATAATATAGATTCTCTTGTAAAAATGTCACATAGTTATATAATGAATAATATCATCATTGAATTTACACCAATATTATTATTGTTTTTATTAGTATCATATACAAATAAAATTGTGCAATTTAGTCATAGTGTTTTAGGTAAACTAGCAGCCGTGATTCTTATTATTTTATATACGTTGATTGATACACTTCATGGTTTGGTTGTATGTTTGGTTTTTATATTCTTCTACCAGTCTGATTATGTGGAGAATATGCTAAATAGGGAAGGTCTTGAAAATCAAGATGGCAAAGATAAGTCTGATGGCAAAGATAAGTCTGATAGCAAAGATAAGTCTGATGATAAAAAATCTTCTTCTACTACTTCTCCTGCGGTAACCACTACTGCACCTACCACCGCTGCACCAACAACCGCTTCACCCACCAAGGTAGCTACGGCTACCACAGCTGCACCAACCACAGCTGCACCAACCACCGCTGCACCCACCAAGGTAGCTACGGCTACCACAGCTGCTCCAACAACCGCTGCACCCACCAAGACAGCTACGGCTACCACTGCTGCACCCACAACCGCTGCTCCAACAACCGCTGCACCTACCAAGACAACTGCACCTACCAAAAAGTCGTCAAACACAGATGATAAAGAAACATTCCAAACATTAGAAGACGCATATGGAAAACAACCCACATTTCATCAAAACCATCAAGCAGCCAAAGAATTATTCAAAAAACAATATTGCGAAAATGGACACTTGATATATAAAGGTCAAGTAGTAAAACCAGAGATGACCGAACATATCTTCCCCGAACTCCAATTGAATTACGAAAAATGCAATATATGTGACCATGCCTGCGATTTTTCTATAAAAGAAGAGCAAATGCGTATAGAAGAAGAATTGACGAAACCAAAAGATTCGAATGATTGGTTCGAATATATAAAAACACGATTCTTTCCATAATTCTATTATATGATATTTTATATCAATATCATATAAGATGTCATATATGCCTAATGCCACAGGAATACCATTAAAAAAACAAAAACCACCTAAAATACCCAAAACAAATAGCATATTTATGAAATACGTATATCGCATGTACTATTATATCGTCAACCAAACCGCCGCAGTAAATCAAAGCAAAATATTCGCGGGTCTTATGATTATCACCATAAATATTGCGTCTAAATTCGTAAATTTTAGACTTAGTAAAACAACCGAATCCTATTTGAAATATACATTTAGTCGTGATATCTTGATTTTCGCTATTATGTGGATGGGTACGCGAGATGTATTAATCGCGGGATTTATGACTCTCATTTTTATGCTTATTATGGATTTTCTTCTGAATGAAAATAGTGTATTTTGTATTTTGCCAGAGAGTTTTACACAACATCATATAGGAAAATTAGACGAAGATACCATTATTTCACAGGATGAAATCCGGAGTGTAGAAGCAGTTTTAGAAAAAGCGAAAAAAATAAATCAAGTTCTCGATAAAGACGATTTACAAAAGGTTGACGAAGAGAGTATTTTATCTATTTCACATAATAAAGCGATAAAGAATCCTATATGACTATAACGTATAATAATTATGTCATCTCAATATAAATAGATATTATATGGACTATTCAATACAACCGAATATAGAACCAATAAAAATATTATTAAATACGAATATACCCGATAAAGAAACAGTTACACTCACGAGTAGCATGGTTTATCATCCATCGGTAAAAGAGATGCCGAGATTGAATGAATACCCTTTTATTGTGATGGACCGTCCTTATGAAGGTAGATTATCTACCTATTTGAATAGATTGAGTTACGATAAAAAGGTGAAATTCTTTTTCAATAAAGATAGCCATTTAAAAGGTCTCAGTACGGTTGGATTATATACTCCAAATAAAGTCGTGAAAAGAAAAATGGAATCTCAAACGGAAAAAGACGAAAATGAAAAAAATAAAAAAACGAAAGAAATGAAAAAAGAATTGAACGAAGAGATTGACGAATTGATTCGTAATGTCAATGAAAGAAAAACGACTTCTTTAAAAGAGTTAGAATCAAAATATAAAAAAGAAGTAAAAGATTTGGAACGAGAAATTGATAATAGGAAATATAAAAATTCTAAAGATGAAAAAATAAAGAAAGGAATCGAAGAATTAAAGAATGAAATAGAAACTAAAAAAAAAGACTTTGAAGAAAATATAAAGAAAGATAAAGAAAAATTTAAAGCCCAGATAAAATATATAAAAGAAGGATATATTGGTGTTAACGATGATAAAAAATATATATTAACATATAATGGTAGTGAATCAAATGTTACATTAGTTAAAGGATTAAATAATGATGATATTAAAACGGATGAATACGAACCCTTATATTTGAATGAAGACGGACAACCAAAATATAAAAATCCCATAAATGAATTAGTAGAAATAAAGGAAAATGATGATAAAAATAAAGAAAAAAATGATGTTAACGAAAAACCCAGAGGCCTTTATTCTGAAGCGAATGATAATGTAATGGTTCTACTACAAACACTTTTCCCGAATTGTTTCCCTGTATTAAACAACATATCGCAGTCTTATAAATCAATGATTTTAAAAGAATCCTTGCCATTTACTTTCAAAAATGCGATACCCACTTTTTTAATACCCAATGCATACGTCAGTCAATTCTATTCCTATTTGAAAATAGAGGGTAAAGTATACACCACCACACAACTCGTATGGTTAAATGATATTTATAACCATCCCATATATTCAGGTTTGGTATCAAAATATAAAATTTTTAATGCAGCAAAAGACGGGGCTAAACAAAAATTAGAAAAAGAACTCGATAAAAAAAGAGAAAAATTCCGAAAAGATTTCGGACCAAGCGGCCAATTCGCTATAGATAGTAAACTCACGCGTTTTTTCGAAAAACAGAAAAAACCCGAACCCGAAAGACCGGTCTACGGTGATAATACGAGTAGGGATTTAAATCTAACGATTGATAAAATCATAGAGGATATCGAGAACCTAATAACCTATCTCGATTTCGACCCACCGAAGTATAAAATGATTCTCGATGTGACAAATTCTATAAGACAGCGATATAAGAGCATAGAAGATAAAATCGTGAAAACGAAAGATATAGATACGAAACTAACTCGGCTAGTAAAATCCATCGGCGATATTAATACCTATGAAGTCGTTTTTTCCAAATTTTTGGATAATACCGAAATCGTTTTGGATTACGATACCGAAGACGAAAAAGTAAAAACCGAACTAAAATCGAAATATGGATTCTATGTGACATTCGTAGATTCATTGAAGGAATTTATAAAACCGACAAGAGAAAGTAGCAATTCTGACCTACAAGAAGTTTTAGAAGATTTTTCAAATGGTGTAGGTGGAGTAGGCGAACAATCGAAATTCGCGAATTTAATGAACGCAAGCGAACTTACACTTCCCGGTTCGACGAATAAAAATGATGCAAATACGGGGATTTCTATTCT